ACCTGACCCGAAGTGTAGCTTCTGTGGCACCAAGAAAAGTGAGTCATCAAAGTTTGTGCAAAGCACCACAGGTCACAACATCTGTGGTGTATGTATTGCACATTGCACCACTCGATTGAAACAAGACAGAGACAAGGAAGAGCAACATGAATCTAGCTAGATACATGCAACGTGTTGACAAGGACGGTGTCGTCTACTATCGATACAACCCACCGTCTGACGCTGTTGAAGCTAACATTGTCAAGCGCATCAAGATAGGAACCAACCTTGTTGAAGCCATCAACTATTGCAACGAACAGAATGAATTGCTTGACGAGTGGAGGCAGCATCACCGCTACCTCAAGAACTTGACAGACAAATCAACCGTCAATGATCTAACCAAGAGTTATGTCAACAGCCTTGAACATAGCAGGCTTGGTATAAAGACACGCTCAGACTATGCCTACTACCTCAAGCAATGGTATCAAGACCGCACGGCAGGGCAGGTGTTGTTGCACACAAGGCTTGGTAGTTTGACAACACCGATGTGTCAACAAATCTATGACACTCACGCCAGCAACAGCATCAGCTTAGCCAACCATTCACTGGCTGTGTATCGATTGTTGTTTAGCTATGCTATCCGCAATGGATTCTGCACCTTCAATCCATTCACCAATGTAAAGCGTCAGACAGACCGACCACGCCGCACAGTGTGGACTAAGGAGCACATCAAAGCTTTCATGGCTACAGCGTTCAGCAAGTATGAATGGCGAAGCATTGGCCTCATTGTGTACACAGCCTACTGTGCAGCGCAACGTCTTGGTGACATGCGTATGCTGACATGGGATAGCTATGACATCAACACAGGGGTGTTGTCGTTGGAGCAGAGCAAACGTAGAGCGAGGGTGGCGATACCACTACCTAAAGACTTGCAGGAGATGTTGAAGCAACAACACCTTGACCTGTCATGGCAACCCTATATAATGCCAGCTTCAACGAAGAACACACCCAAGCCCTACAGCTTGCAGCAGTTGAGCAAGGTGGGTAAGGTGGTGATGCAAGAGGCTGGACTACCTGACGAGTTGCAGCTAATGGACCTGCGTAGAACAGCCATCACAGAGATGGTTGAAGTTGGTGTAGCTCTCACAAACGTCATGGCGTTGAGTGGGCATGCCACAGTGCATAGCCTTACGCCGTATGTCAAACACACATTGAAGAGTGCTACAGTGGCACAGGAACTGAGGGGTATGGTATGACAATCGAACACATCATTGTCGGTGCTACTGGCGTAGGCTATGCCATCGTTGGTGTGCTGCAATGGAGCAAAGGTGAACTAAGTAACGGCATGATCTGGACAGGTTATGCCTTCGCACAAATTGGACTATGGATGAACATCAAATGACAACAGCAAAACTTATCTGGACAACACCTGACGCTGACAAACACATCGGCTATTGCGCCCGTGTCAGCAACCCCAACAACCAAGACAACCCCAACGTTGCAGGACTGCTTAGCTATTGCGCTCGTAACGCACACTGGTCTGTGTTTGAAATGGCAAGTGTCTGTATCGAAGTGTCCACCACCCGCGACATTGCACGACAAATCCTGCGACACAGAAGCTTTAGCTTCCAAGAATTCTCGCAAAGGTATGCTGACGCTACACAGCTTGGTGAGTTTGTCACCCGTGAGTGCCGCTTGCAAGACAACAAGAATCGTCAGAACTCTTTAGCAACAGACGACACTGAACTGACAGTGTGGTGGAGAGCAGCACAGGCTAGGATGATTGCTGAGACTGAGTACTTGTACAGCGAAGCATTGAAGCGTGGCATTGCTAAAGAGCAAGCTCGTGCTCTATTGCCTGAAGGGTTGACACCATCTAAACTGTATGTCACTGGCACTATGCGTAGCTGGATTACGTTCTTGCAAGCACGACTTGATGTAGCCACACAGAAGGAGCATCGACTGGTGGCACAGGATGTGTTGGCTGTGTTGCGTGATGTTGCACCTGTTACAGTTGGTGCTTTCTTTCCTTTGGAGAATGTATGAGTAATCTATTCAAGAAGGTTAGGATCGTTCACTCACCAGAGGAACGGCGATACATCATTGAACAATGCCGAGTGTGGTCGTGGCAATGGGAACCAGTAGATCACTTCTGTTATGTTGATGTTAGAAACTCTAACCCCCACGGGTGTCATGACCTGAGTGGCGATGCATACGACAAGGCAAAGAAGAAAGCAGAGATGCTGCTTGCCCGTTCTGTTGTATGGGAACAATCAAATTACTTCATTGGAAACTAACATGACCTGCACCTGCCATCCCTCTTCCCCATTCCATTGGCAACAACATCCCCGCCCTTCCATCTTCGCTGACGACCCCTTGTTCAAAGCAAAGAACTCAGGCAAGACCGCATCACAGATCAGCACAGAGGTGGTGAAACGTAAGCGTGATGAAGGCACTGACATGGGCACCATCTACGGACTCAACAAAGAACGTGATGAGGCTTTGCTGCATGCTAAGCGCTTCCATGTTTTCAGTAAGGCTGGAACTAAATGAGTTTCATCCGCACCCATGTTGCCTGTCCTGCTTGTGGTAGCAGCGATGGTGCATCAATCAACGCAGACGGTAGCGCCTATTGCTTTGTCTGTTCAACACTCACCCCCGGTACAGAAGGAATAATTGTGATCGAACCCATTACACCAACAGTGTCTGACACAAGCTTCATCAAAGCATTCAACACAGGTGTGCCAGTGTCTGTGTCAGAAAGACGCATCACCAAAACAACGATGGAGAAGTATGGCACTGTCCGTGACAACGGCAAATACTACTTCCCCTACTACGACAAAGACTCTGTGCTGGTGGCAGCAAAGGTCCGACCCGTAGATCGCAAAGACTTCAGCGCTCTTGGCAACTGGAAAGCTGCAACACTGTACGGACAGAACCTGTTCCCGTCTGGTGGCAAGTATCTAACCATCACTGAGGGTGAATTCGATGCGCTGGCTGTGTTCCAGATGACAGGATCGAAGTGGCCTGTGGTGTCTATCAGGAATGGCGCAGGCTCAGCATTGAAAGATTGCAAAGCCAACTACGAATACATCAACAGTTTTGAAACCATTGTCGTCTGCTTCGATGGTGATGAACCCGGCATCAAGGCTGCGAAGGAAGTGGCTGAGTTGTTCGGTAGCAAGTGCAAGATATTCAAGCCTATGCCTGAGTTGAAGGATGCGTGTGACTGGTTGTCAGCAAGCAAGGAAGCACAGTTTGTTGACCGCTGGTGGAGGGCTGAGCAGTTTGTTCCAGACGGTATTGTTTCTGGTAGTTCGTTGTGGGACATTGTGTCTGAGCCTATGGCACCTGCTGATTGCAAGTATCCTTGGGACGGTTTGAACGAACTCACTTATGGCATCCGACTCGGTGAACTTGTCACCATCACCGCAGGCTCAGGCTTGGGTAAGTCACAAGTGTTGCGTGAGTTGGTGTGGCATCTGATTCAGAATACACCAGACAACATTGGCTTGATGTTCTTGGAAGAGAGTGTTCGCAAGACAGCGTTGTCTATGATGTCGCTTGCTGCCAATGCACCGCTTCACCTACCTGACGCTGTGGTGTCTGATGAAGAACGCAAGAATGCTTTCGATGCAACGCTTGGCACTGGTCGCCTGTACCTGTTCGACCACTTCGGATCGACTAGCATTGAGAACATTGTCAACCGTGTTCGCTATCTGGCAAAGGGTATGTCGTGCAAGTATGTGTTCCTCGACCACTTGTCCATCATCATCTCAAGTCAGGAGAGTGGTGACGAACGCAAAGCATTGGATGAAGTGATGACGAAGCTGCGTATGCTGGTGCAAGAAACCAACATCGCTCTCATCTTGGTCAGCCACTTGAAGCGTCCCTCTGACAAGGGTCACGAAGAAGGTGCAGCTACATCGTTGGCACAGCTTCGTGGGTCTGCTTCCATTGCACAGCTTAGCGACATGGTGTTGGGACTGGAGCGTAACGGTCAGGCTGAAGACTTGATTGAGCGCAACACCACCCATGTACGTGTGTTGAAGAACAGATACTCAGGTATTACAGGACCAGCTTGTCACTTGCTGTACAACAAAGAGACAGGTAGAATGTTTCAAACTGAAGTGGAACAGGACGTGCTATGAAAACAATCAAGCTGCTAGTTGAGTTGACCTATAACGGCGATACCATGCATGGAGATGATGCTGATGGTATTGTCTGGTTCAATGATGAAATATTAGGCAATGATTTAATTGCATGGTCCAATGAATTAGGAGATGAGGTTGGTATCATCAACGTGTTGGAGATTCTATGAGTGAAGTAGAACAATATTGGGAGGCGATCAGAAAGAAATGGTGGCGGCCTCTACCACATTATCACCAGCTAGACCCAATGGAACAGATGATGTTGGTGCAATCGATCAACATCTTGTTGCAGATACTTAACAACCACGAAAGGCATTGACATGAAAGCAATCATCGGCCCCTATGTAGAAGACAACACTCCACGTCAGATCGAAATCACCATCGATCCCTACGACACATGGAGTATGGACCACACCTTAGCCCTCATCATTGTGCCCATGCTCAAGCAGTTGAAGGCTACGAAGCATGGTGCTCCATTGGTTGATGACGAGTATGTACCAGAGCATCTTCGCTCTACAGCAGCAGCACCTAAAGAGAATGAGTGGGACACTGACACCAACCATTTCAAACGATGGGACTATGTACTTGATGAAATGATTTGGGCAATGGAACAGATCGTTAACGACAATGACGAAGACCTGTTCTATGACATGTCTGAGGTAGATGAAGAAGCTAACATCATGGATCAGGTTGAGCAGATCAAGTGTGACGTTGAAGGTCTTCATAAACATCACGAGCGTATCGCCAACGGCACTAAGCTGTTTGGTATTTTCTTTCAAAGCCTTTGGGACTAACCATGAAAACCTACAAAGAACTTGAACGTGAAGCTTACATGGCTGGCAACACAGAGTTGGCTAAGCTTTATGCTTTGCTTGATGACGCTGAGCAAGAGTTGCTTAGCCGTGAATATGGAGGCACATGATGAGTGACGGCGGTAAAGGCTCAGCACAACGACCACGCTCCATTGCTGATGAAGAGTGGAGCAACCGATGGGATGCCATCTTCGGTAGGGATAAACCGGAACAACCAGAGGAACAACCCAATGATAAAGTGGCTGAACAGGACGTTGATAGAGAGTGATCACCTATGTGCTTGCTTCACTGAGAAAGAGTATTACAAGACACTAAGGTCTTTGAACATACCCATTGCAGATTGGGACAGGTGGTTGATGCAAGATGCCTTAGCCACCACCCACTACTTCACCACTCCGAAGGGCAGCAGAGTCACCATCGTTTGTATTCCTGTTAAACCTGAAGCAGACGGTATTGATGTTGCAACATTGTTGGTACATGAAGCTGTCCATGTGGTGCAGGAATACTTCAGATACATTGGTGAAGACAATCCCGGCAGTGAGATTGAAGCATACGCTATACAGAACACCAGCGCTCATCTGTTGAATGCGTATCGTGATAGACTATTTCCTAAAGTGAAGGACAAGAAAGATGGATTACATATGGGACATAGAGACGTACAAGACAGCGTTCACGTTCTCAGCGATCAGTGCTGACGAGTCGCATGCTGTAGCGTTTGAATGTTCACAACGAAAGAACGAAGCTGACAAGCTGTTCAGTTTCCTTGACGAACTCAAGCGCAAGAAGCACAGGATGGTGGGCTACAACAACATAGGCTTTGACTACCCTGTGTTGCATGACCTGCTGTCTGTGCGTGACAAAGCCCTCACTGTATCTGGTAAGGCTGTGGCTACACGAGCATACAAGAAGGCGCAGTCCATCATTGCATCTGACGACAGGTTCGGTCACCTCATCCGTGACAACCAGCATTATGTGCAGCAGATTGACCTGTTCAAAATCATGCACTTCGACAACCCTGCAAGGGCTACATCGTTGAAGGCGCTTGAGTTTAATATGAAGGCCGACAGCATCGTTGACCTGCCGTATGATCCGCACAGTGACTTGACGGATGATGAAGTTGAAGTGTTGCTTGCATACAACATGCACGATGTGAAGATGACGTTGTTGTTCTACAAAGAATGCCTGTCACAAATCAACTTCCGTGAAGAGTTGTCTGTGAAATACAACCGCAACTTCCTCAACCACAACGACACCAAGATTGGTAAAGACTACTTCATCATGCGCCTTGAAGAGTACATGCCGGGTAGTTGCTATCGCATTGGTAAGAAGGGTGAGCGTCACTTGAACCAGACTAAGCGTGATGTCATCCACATCAAAGATTGCCTGTTCAACTACTACGACTTCCAGCGTCCTGAGTTTCAGCTTGTGTTGCAATGGTTTGCTGCACAGTCTTTGACAGAAACAAAGGGTGCTTTGTCAGACATTGAAGAGAGCGACCTCGGTGACTTAGCGGCCTATGCTGAGATGGTGACGAAGCGTCAGAAGTGGTTCAACAAACCAAGCGATGATGTTGTTGCTGGCTTCAAAGCTTTGCATCCAATGGGGTGGGTATCAGAGGAAGAGTTGAAGGCTAAGAAGAAGGGTGAGAAACAATACAGCTATTGGAAGAACTGGAAAGTTGCTACCAACTTGAACGTTGTCATCGGTGGCTTTCGTTTCGACTTCGGCACTGGTGGTATTCACGGGTCTATTGAGAGCACCATCGTTAGTGACAGTGACACTCACATGATTGTCGATGCTGACGTTGCATCCATGTATCCCAACATTGCCATTGCCAATCGTGTCTACCCTGAGCACTTGTCTGAGAAGTTCTGTGACATCTATCAAGACGTGTACAACCAGCGTAAGAGCTACCCCAAAGGTAGCGCTGAGAACGCTATGTTGAAGCTGGCATTGAACGGTGTGTACGGGGATAGCAACAACAAGTACAGCCCCTTCTATGACCCTCAGTACACGATGTCAATCACCATCAACGGTCAGCTTAGTCTGTGCCTGTTGGCTGACAAGCTGATGGACATTGAAGGCTTGTCCATTGTGCAGGTCAACACTGACGGCATCACTGTGAAGCTGCCTCGTAGTAAGCGTGACCAATACGACAGAGTCTGTGATGCATGGCAGAAGCAAGTTGGTTTGCAGCTTGAGTATGCTGAGTATTCAAAGATGATCATTAAGGACGTAAATAATTACTCCGCCGTGTACACCAATGGTAAGGTGAAGCGCAAGGGTGCGTATCAGTATGAAGACTTAGGCTGGCATCAAGATCAGGGTGGACTTGTGATACCGAAAGCTGCTGAAGCTGCAATGCTTCAAGGCATTCCACTTGACGTATATATCAAGGGTCACAAGAACAAGTATGACTTCATGCTTAGGGTGAAAGTGCCACGTAGCAGCAAGCTTGTGATGGTGATGGGTGATGGCACTGAGGTGCAGCAACAGAACATGTGCAGGTTCTATGCATGCAATGCTGGTGGTAGCCTTGTCAAAGTGATGCCGCCTCTAAAGGAAGAAGCTGAGCCACGCCGTATAGGTATTGGTGAAGGCTATGGAATGTGGACATGCAACGACATCAACGACTTCACATGGAAAGACCTTGACTATCAATATTACATTGACGCTGCTGAAAAGCTGGTGATACAATGACAAGATGCAGGAAGCTGACCCCTGTTAAATTGGTCAGCAACAAACCAAAGGAAACTCAAATGAGTGATAAAGTGAAACTGAAGTGCGACATTTATTGGGCACAACTCAATCGTAAGAACGAAATGTCTGATGCATATCAGGTAAATCTGTGCAATCTTTCTGACAAAGCTGTCGCTGCGTTGGAAGATATGGGCATCTCTATTCAGGAGAACGCTGAGAAGAAGCCAGAGATGGGTAAGTACATCACCTGCAAGTCTCAGAAGCCTATCAAAGCTTTTGACACTGACGGTGTTGACATCGTTGAAGACATTGGTAACGGCAGCAAAGCTGTGTGTATGATCAGCGCTTACAGCTGGACGTACAAAAACAAGAAAGGTGTCAGCCCTTCACTGGCTAAGTTGGTTGTCAC